TCAGATAGGCAGAATGCTAGACAAAGACCATGTAACTGTAATGCATGGACTAAAAGTTAACAGTCAGTTTCAAAACTATGACAAGATCTATGATGATGCTATTGCACCAATCAAAGACTATCTTTATCCACCAGTTGAGCTACCTAAGTACTCTATATTTGAGGATGTGTTAAAGTGTAACAACACAACTGATTTGAGAATCATTAAGGAGAGGATAGAGAATAATCAGTATAAAGAGAGCTAAATCCGAAAAAAGTAAACTTTTGAAATATTTACTTTTGCTATTATTTCGCTGTAAGCTATTGAACTTTAACACTTTGTCACTTTGTCACTTTTTTTACCCCCTATACGGTATAAGAGAGTATACTTTGAAAAATATTTTTACCTAAAAAAAAGTTTCTTTTTTTCGGATTGGCTTTAAGGTTTTGATAATAAACAACTTACAGCCGAAATATTACCGAAATATTTGGTTTATTAAAATTTCTTTTTTTCAAAGTGTTTTATCTTATAATAATTAGTATATTTGCAAACGGTTCGGTCTGACAATTTAGAACCTAAAGATGTTATTAAGCCTCTTAATGAATTTGGAAGTCAGACCCCAAAGGAGTTAAGGGGTTTTTTTTATACTAAAAATTATGACAGAATTTGAATTTGTAAGATGGTTTACCAAAGATGACTATGACCAGCTAAATAAAGTAATTAATTTTCATAAGGATAAAAACAATCCTGAAGCACAATTATCTTGGCTACAAAAAAATGAAAGTGAAGTAATTGGTCTAAATGAAATGTATTACATCTCTGAGTTAGAAAGACAAAAACAAGAAGGAATATTAAAATGTCAAATAAAAAAAGAAAATAATAAAATTATTGATGCTGTAAAAAATGGTGAAATAGTAAAATGTTCTTGTGGTGGTAATTTAAAATGGGTAGAAAATTATAATTTTGTTGGCTGTTCTAATTATAGAGATTTATCTACAGAACACAATCATCCTAAAAACTACAGTGATTTTGCTGATGATAGTAAGTTTTTAGATTCTGACTTCGAGCCTAGCATAAGTTCTACATACTTGTCAGTAATTTGTCAAATAATTAAAAAAGAACATAACTTTAAAATTCAGGCAAATAATCTATTTGAATTTTACATTCTAAATGATGTTAAAATTTACAATAATGACATTAGTAGAGATAAGTTTTTTATCCTTAGAGAATCATCTGCTTTGTCAAAAAAGAGAGAAATCTTAATAAAAAATATATTAGAAGAACACAATATCAGATTTGGTTATCAAAAAAACATTATGTATAAAATTAAGGGTGATCGTCAAAGTCATAAAATACCTGATTTTGTAGCAGTCATAAATGGTGTATACACAATTATTGAGCAAAAAAAGAACATTGATAATATAAATGATTCTCAAGTGGAATTCTATAAAGAATTAATACAATTTATGCATCCTAAAGCATTGATTGATATTGTTTATGTCATTGAAGAACACATAAGACCAGTGACTAGTATAGACACAAAGTATTCTGTATTTAACATTGATCAATTTAAAAAATATTTACTATGAAATTAACTGATTACGCTTATGATTTACTAATGGAGGGATTCAATCCTTTACCATTAAAAGACAATAAAGCTCCTCTCTTAGAGAAAGGACACAACTACTTGTATGAATTAGTAAAAGAAGATGATATACCTAAATTATTTGAGAAAGCACAAAAGATAGGGATAGCTTGTGGTAAAGTGTCAGATGGTTTCTATTGTTTAGATTTTGATGCACATAACAGTGAGCCAATTGAAAATGTGTTTAATAGTTTTATTGATTTACCATACATTGATAATTTGTTGAATGAAGGTAAATTATCAATTTATTCTACAGCTGGTGGTGGATATCACATTTATTTTATTTATCGCAATGAAGTAATTAAAGGTGAAGCTTTTGCACACTGGCAGACTAAGTCAGTAATGATAGAAATTAGAGGTGATGGTCAATATTGTGCATGTTATCCAAGTAATGGTTACACACACATTAAAGGACAAGAATATATTAAGCTTGCACCATTAGAATCTTCAGATGAATTTCAGGTCATTAAAGAATTCGCTCACTCTTTTAACCAGTATAAAGAGCATGTAATTAAATCAAAGACATCTGACTCTAATAAAAAATGGGCTGAGACTTGGGTCGATACTACACCTGATGGTAAATATAATTTAGAATATCAAAATGAAGCTAAAGAATTACTATCTAAAGCTGGATGGCAATATTGTGAAACAAGAAATCAAACTGTAGACTACTGGACTAGACCTAATAAAGACCCTAAGGATGGATTCTCAGCTACATTTGGACACTTTGTAGGGATGTTCTATATTTTCTCAGAGGATTTATCATGCAAGCCATTTGTCGCTAAACAAGCGTATTCACCATTTAACATCTATACTGAATTAAAGCATGATGGTGATTGGAAAAAAGCAAAAGATGAGCTTAGAAAGAGATTTAACATGGTTGATGATGAGCAGTTTTGGAGCATAAATGAAAAAGGTAGCTACTCACTTAATAACATCAGGTTTAAAAAATTCTTAGAATCAAATGACTTCTTTAAAAATTCACCAAACGAAGGAAGCACATTTGATTTTATCCAAAAACAAGGCATCTTTATGAAGATTGTCTACGAGAAAGACATTAAAGATTTTGTAATTGATTGGATTGAAAAAAACCAATGCAATGAAGGAGTATTCAATCTTATGACTGGTAACCTTAAGTTTTTTAAAAGAGACTATTTAAGTCTACTCAAATCAAAACCTATTGACATTATTAAAGATACTAAAGATGAGTGCTATCTATTTTATCGTAATTGTGTGGTAAAGGTTACTAAGACTGAAAAAAAGATAATGAGCTACAATGAATTGAAGCTAGGTGTATGGAGAGACCAGGTGATTAATAGAGACTACATTCCTACAGATCACCATGAATCTGAATACAGAAAATTTATTTGGAAAATTGCTGGTGAAGATAAAGTAAGATACAAAGCATTTCAGACTGTGATTGGTTATTTGCTCCATTCTTTTAAAACAAATTCTAACAACAAAGCTATTATTTTTAATGATGAAGTAGTGTCTGAGAATCCTAATGGTAGAAGTGGTAAAGGTTTATTTTGGAATGCATTAAAGCAACTTAGAAAGGTACAGTCATTAGATGGTAAGACCTTTGATTTTGCCAAGTCTTTTCCTTATCAAAGTGTGTCTACTGACTGTCAAGTGTTAGTGTTTGATGATGTTAAAAAATCATTCAATTTTGAGAATCTATTTAGTGTCATTACTGAAGGAATCACTATAGAATACAAAGGTAAGGATAGCATTAAGCTAGATGTGACTGAGTCTCCAAAAGTAATCATTACAACCAACTATACCATACAAGGTGATAGTGCATCTTTTAATGCTAGAAAGTATGAAGTAGAAATGAGTAGTTTTTTTAGCGACAAACATACTCCTATAATGGAATTCGGTCATGAGTTATTCAATGACTGGACTCAAGATGAATGGTCGTATTTTGACAATTACATGATGAATTGTATTTCAATATATTTGACTACTGGACTTGTTGACATGCCTACAAAGAATCTTAACTATAGAAAGTTGATAGATATCATTGGTAATGAAATGAATATTTATTTTAGTGGTTTAATTAAAAATGAACAATTAAATGTTAAAAAAACTTATGATGATTTGTTAATTAATTTTCCTGAGTTAAGAACAAAGAAAAGTTTAACACAAAACCTGATGACTAGGAATTTGCAAAAATATTGCGAATTTTATAATTATAGTTATGACTGTAGATATTCAGGTGGAATAGGTAAATTTACAATCACAGCACCAGTTGAAGAACAAGAACAAGAACAAGATGTTTGGGATGATATTAATGATAAAGCAAAAGCAATATGACCAAAGAAAACAAAGCAAAACTCAAAGCTTTAGAGCTTGAGATAATGATGGCTAAGTCATCAATGAATCCAAAGTACATAGCACTTACAGAATGGAATGATAACTCAGCAAACAGCCTGACTAAGTCTATAATCTTTTATATCAATGCTACTGGCAATCAAGCTGAGAGAATAGGCAATCAAGGACAATACAGAGAAGGTAACAAGATACAAGTAGGAACTGGTGAGATAGCATACACAAAACAGTTACCAGGTAAGTGGACACCAGGACAAGGTACTAAGGGAACTGCTGACATCTCAGCTACTATCAATGGTAGGTCAGTCAAGATCGAAGTGAAGTACAAAGCTGATAGACAGTCAGATGCACAGAAACAGTATCAGCAAAAGATAGAGAGTGCAAAAGGTATCTACTACATAGCTAGAGACTTTGACACATTTGTAGAATGGTATGATAAAATAAATCAATAAATAGTATCATAACTAAAAATTATTATTACATTTGTAAACAATTAAATAAATATATATGCAAACAGAAGTAACCAAAGTGCCACTGTGGACTAAGATTCACAAGGCAAAGATGAGCATTGGAAAAGTTGTTAAGAACAGCACCAATCCTCACTTTAAAAAGAGCTATGCTGACATCAACGCATTGCTAGAAACAGTTGAGCCTATCCTACATGAGAATGGACTGCTCCTATTACAACCTATCCATGACAAGATACTGAGTACTCAGATAATTGACATTGAGACTGGTGAAATGATAGAGAGCTGGTTGACATTGCCTGACAACATTGATCCACAAAAAATGATTGGAGCAACGACCTACTACAGAAGAGCGACACTACAATCACTCTTGAGCCTTCAAGCTGTAGATGACGATGGCAATAGTGCTAGTGCATCAGCTAAGCCAACGCTTACAGATGACAGATTCAAAGAAGCTCTTAAGTCAATTGAGTCAGGCAAGTACACAGCAGAGAAATTGAAAGCAGATTTCACTTTAACCAAACAACAAATACAAGCATTATGAAATGGCATCCATCATCACTAGGTAAACTTATGACTGAGTCACGCACTAAGTCAGAAGTATTAAGTCAGACTACTAAGTCTTACATAGCAAGCAAGGCAAAAGAGGACTTCTTTGGCTACAATTCATTTGTATCTACAAAAGCAATGCAGAAAGGCACTGACTGGGAGCACGAGTCTATTGAGCTAGTCAATCAGGTGAGAGACACATTCTATATCAAGAATGGAGATACTATAGAGAATGACTGTCTAATCGGTACTCCTGACATCATCTTAGACAATTCAATCATTGACATTAAGACATCATGGTCACTAGAGACGTTCCCAGCTATCTCAGCAGAAGGAATTAATAAAGACTATGAATGGCAGTTGAGAGGATACATGATGCTATGTGATAAGGCGTCAGCTGAGCTCATCT